AGAACTAATTTAACAAAGTCAGCTTGATTGCTTGGGATTGGGTCAGTAAAAGAACTGTCGTTCATTAGCTTATCTGTCCACTCTCGTTGCATCCTCTTCCAACAGTTGTTTATTTTACCATCTACTGCACTTTGTATCCATGCGTCCAAACCTGCGTTGTCTGTATCATTGTACAAGTCGTTAGATAGTATTTGTTGTTGTAAGTCTGTTAAGACTACTGATTTAGTATGATTTGCCATTGTTACCTCCTTTAAGATATGTTATTTCGCATTGGCATATTAACAGGCTAAAAAGCCTGAAAAGGTACTGTCATTCTGCAAGTCAGATTGTGCTGTACCCCCAGACTGGTATAACGTCATTGTTGCTGTATCATTTGCATCCATATCTGCAAGTGCAGAGAACACATAAACTACATTACCATCAGACTCTAAATTTTCTCCTGCTGTTAAATTTTGATAACCTCTATTACTTGTGTTTAATCTCAAATCATAGTAAGACGCTTGTTCATCAACAGCGTCTAATCTAAGCATACAGCCAAACATGTATCTACCAGTAACAGGTGCTGTAAAAGTATAATTAGATGTATCATAGTCTGCATTTTGGTCAAATATTTCCGTTTGGAATTGAAATGTAACTGTTGTGTTGATACTAACATTAGTTTGTGGGGTAGATGTTCTAGCTAGAAAAGCAGATTGCAGTGGCTTAGTAATGTGACCATTAGCATCAAACACCATGTGTGATGTAGTTCCTAATGTAGAGCCTAGACCTATAGTTAGGCTGTCTGCACTGTCATCTAAACCTACATGAAAATCCTGTGCATTGCCATCAAACACAAGTTTAGTATCTTCTTCTGCTGCACTACCTATGGTTACTGTCTTTGGTAGCACAAGGTCTGCACTAGAGAACTGACTTGACACAATACTACCTGCAGGTGCTGTTACTGTTTGTGTAGCAGAACCCATATAAACAATATAACATGAGTCTGTGCTTGCTACTGCTTCAGAGAATGTAATTGTCGTACCAGACGCTGTATAAGACTTACCAGAGCCTTCTTCCTGTTTTACGTTGTTGATGTACACGAGAAGTTCTTTGCCGTTTGCTACGGCTCTATCAAGCGTATAGCCTGTGCTACCGTCACCTGTTATGGTTTGTGTGGCAAACGCTTGAAACTGTGTAGCTAGGTTATTTCCAATGTAGGGCATATTAAGTTATCTCCATTATGCTTAAAGCTCCTGAAAGTTTATCTGCAACTGAGCAGTCTATCCTTAGTTGGTCTGTTGCTTCTAAAACAACTTTGTTTCCTGCGAGTAATTCTACAGAACTGCCTACAGGAATTGGTATATCTTTTGCTAAAAAGGCTGTGCCATTGGTTACATCGTTTGAGCCACCTCTACTACCTGTATCACTTACTAACTCTACTTCTGCTGTTACTTGAGCAGTGTGTATGTTACTTAGTATTAATCCTAACACAACAGTAGTTACTCCTGAACCTGCTGTGTATACTACATAAGGCGTTCCTGCAGCATTTGGTTCAGCTGCAAAAGTAACCACTTTAAATGTATTTGCCATGTTTTTCTCCTTATCCTAATGCTATGGCTAATGCTGTTGGGTCATCTGTGCTAAACCCTGCACTCGATAGATATGTTTTAACATCTGTTAAAGCTACCTGTTTCATTGTACCTGCATCATTTGTTACTAATCTGTCTGCGTCTACAAGAGTTGTGGATGTAGCAGATGTACCACCGTCCATAATATTTATTTCTGTTGCTGTTGCAGTAACACCATCCATGATGTTTAACTCTGCTGTTGTTGCAGTTACTCCGTCCATGATATTTAGCTCTGCAGTTGTAGCAGTTACACCGTCCATAATGTTTAGCTCTGAAGTCGTAGCTGTAACACCATCCATGATGTTCAACTCTGTTGCAGTGGCTGTGACTGCTACATCCTCATTTATTTTTGGTGAAGTTAGTGTCTTGTTTGTTAGAGTAGCAGTTGATGCTGTTGATACTAATCTAGCGTCACCTCCAGTGCTAGGTAATGTGAGAACATTGTTTGCACTTTCAGAGTGTGGCGCAGCTATGATTGTCTGTCCGTGGCTGTTGCTCTCACAGTTTAGTACAATCTTACCCTGATTAGTATTACCTCTTACAACAATCTTACCTGTGCCGTTTGGTGCAAAGTTGATGTCACCATTACTAGCAGTAGCGAGGTTGCCAGAGCCAAGGGTAGCTCCGTTTATTGTTGGTGTTGTTAATGTCTTGTTTGTGAGTGTGTCTGTAGTGGCTCTACCAACGATTGTGTCTGTTGTAGCAGGTAGTGTTAGTGTAGTATTGCCTGAGAAGTCAGCGTGTGCAGGAGCTTGTAGTTGAGCATAGTGTGCATTACTAGACTCACAGTAAAATCTAACATAAGACTGCGCTCCTGAGTTCTTGATAGAGATAGCACCTGATTGCATATCAATACCGTTTGAACCATCAATACGCACAACTCCTGTGCCGTTGGGTGTTAGTGTTATGTTACCATTGGAGGTAGATACTATATCCTCTCCATTAACGTCCAGTGACCCTCCAAGTTGAGGACTCGTGTCTGCTACAACATCTGTGATACCACCAAGAGCAGAGGATATAGATGCGAGTGTTGTCTTCCTTAATGCACTAGCAGACGCATCATGTATAAGTATTGTGTCATTAGATGAGTCAAGTGATGTTTCAGCAGTCTGTCCTGTGATAACATTCGCATTTACCATCGCAGTTTCAACAGCACCGTTGGCTATTGTTACTGCACCGTTTGCTGCTATAGTTACGTCACCTGATACAGCTACAGGGTTGAAGTTAGTTCCGTCAGCAACCATGATGTGACCACTGGTGTTTGTACCCATAGTGAGGTCATCACCACTGATTGTCAAGTCACCTGCTATGGTTACAACACCATCTGCTAATGTTATTAAGTCTGTGTCATCTGTGTGACCAATAGTTGTTCCGTTTATTACAACATCATCAATGTCAAGTGAGCCACCTGTAATAAGCCCTGTGGTTGTTATTGCAGAAGAGCCTGTGTCTATTGTGCCAAAGCCACTTGTTATAGACCCACTGTTTAATGCTCCTGTTGTTACAAGGTTAGGCATAGCTGTTATTTCATCGTCAAGATAGGCAGCTAAAGTTTGCACTGTGGTCTGTGCCATAGTACCACCCTGATTCATTAAGATACCATGTCCGTCTGAAACTGCTGTAGTGCCTATAGATGAACCACCGTCTAGCAGATTAAATTCTGTAGCAGTTGCTGTTAAATCTGTTCCTGCAATCTGTAAACTTGTAGCATTTACCTTGCCACCTGAACTATATATAACTGCTTTGCTGTTTACAATAGTTCCTGCACTTGAGCCGTCTACTAAATTTAACTCTCCTACAGTTGATGTAATACCATCTAATACGTTTACTTCATCTGTTGTAACAGTTAGTCCATCTAGTATTTCTAGCTCTGTTTCACTTATATCAGCACTACCTATTACAATGTTGCCACCAACAGTAAGATTGCCTGATATGTCTACAGCACCATTTATGTCTATGGTTGTTGCTGCAAGTTGTATCTCTGTATCAGCTACAAGGTCTAGCTGTCCATCAGTGCTTGAGTTTATTGATATGGCTGTATCACGGAACTGTATTTTTTCTGTAGATGCTATGAGTATATCATCAGAAAACTCAAAGTAGTCTTCGTCTTCCATCCACTTGAGTACACCGTCATTTGACTCACCATCAAAGGTTACAGTAATATCTGTGCCTGCTGTGCCATCTCCAAGTGTAAGAGATGTACCAAGCATTTTAGTTATAGGACCACCTTCGTTGGCAGTACCGTCATGTGTATGTCCAGTGCTTGCTTGAAAGGCTGCTAATAACTGATTAAACTCGTCATTAGTATGGGCAGCCGTGATAACATCACCGTCACTATACGTAGACTGTCTTGTGTATGTTGCTCCCATTTATCTTCTAGCTCCTGTTTGATATTCCATTTGAAATCCTCTCAAAGCGTATGGTGCTGTTGTACCATTATCATCTACTCTGAGTGCCACTGTAAATCCTGATCCTTCTACTGACTGTCTTAACAATGGTTCTGACTGCCCACCGTATGTTGCCGTACCATAAACACCTGAACCGTATACAGCCACAATATCACTTGCTGATAAAGAGTAGGCTGCAGGTCTAGGACTACTAGGGTCTTCATAGTCATATCTTAAAAACATATCTGCACTTATTGCAGCTTCAGGTTTGTAACTTACAAGAACACGATGCATGTGCTTACGTATTCCTGCATCGCCAAAACTTAAATCTGGACTTCTATATTTACCACCTATCGCTGATCCATCAAAGTCATTACCAGATTCTTGTCTATACACGTAACCACCTTCACCTCCATGTATAACTATTGTATCTGATGCAGTAGTTACAGTATCTGTAGAAGTAGGTCTTATCCCTTTTAGCTGTGCAAACTCAAATGTTTGTCCTCTTAGAGATGTTGTTACACCCTCTGTTATTGCCTGTGCAGTTCCTGACTTTGTAAAGAACACTCTGTACTGTGTTTTGTTTGGTATAACGAGTGATCTAAAACCACTGGCATTTGCAATATTATCATTAAAAACAGATTGTACAGGACTACTTATAGTACCAAGTTCAACGTCACCAATTCTTGCTGTACCTGCAACGGTTCTTAGTCCGTCTGGTGCTAGGAATATTAAGTCACCTGCAAATTCCTGTATGGTCTGTCCGTTTACACATCCAATATTTCTAGTTACAGGTACTACAGCAAAGTTACTAGAGGACGTTCCTGATAGTTTAAATATTCTATCTTCACAAAATATAAACAAATCTTCACGGAAAACTTTCAGACCTGTTATTGTATCGTCTACCTTGAAGCTACCTGCACCATTAGCTGTAGCAAAGTTGTCCTCATCAAACGGTACACTAAATACAACCTCTTGCTTATTACTAGCCATACCTGCATAGAACATATGGTCTTTAAATACAGCTACAAACTTTGCCCCTGTTACAGCCGTACTAACTTCTCCACCACCTGCTGATGTAACATCTGTAGCTGCAAATGATGTGTTAAATACTGTGGGTGAGTTGTTTCCGTCTGCAACTATAAGTTTGTCGTTTCCATCAAAGTTAAAGCGTTCAAAAGTATAAACACCTGCACTTGTTCTACCTGTATCTCTTTCTGTCCAAGACCCACTTCCTGCTGAAGCTGTAAATATTTTTTCTCCTCGTGCTGCAAGTATTGTATCATTAAATATACAAGAAAGCAAGACTTCTTCTGTTGATGCACTTGTCTGTGGTACTACATTAGTATTATACTTAGCAAATCCATTTATACGTCTGTATCCACCATTGATGTCTGGCTCAAAGTTTACAAGCTCAAGTGCTTCTCCGGGTTGCATAGCAAATGTAGACTTGTTTAAAACTAGCCCACCCATCAGTGGAAACGTGGCAGGTGCTGTTTGAGATAAATCAGGCATACTAAATTACTCTAGGGTTTAAATCCAATACTTGACTTGGTGTTCTTGGTATAAATGTAGATCTTATATATTCGTATTTGTTTACTAGCAGTGACTGCATATTCTTTATACCTTGCTCAAATCGTGCAAAGTTAAGTTGATACTGAGCAGTCTCTCCTCTATATTGATACACAAAAGCTGTAGCTCCGTCTACTATAACTGCATCAAAACGTGTAGGTATACTCGTTGTGTCATCTTGTGCTGATAAATCTGTTGGGAAAGTGTAGTAGTCAAATTTTACAGAATAAGATTTATTAGGATAAGGCTGTAAAAGATAACCGTTGTCTGGAGATCTAACCACATTTTTAGGAACTCCTCCTTGATCAAACTGTGCTACTTGCACTCCATCATTGTGAGCAGAAGCTGTTGTGCTGTTTGCTCCTCGTGTAACACCTGTAAAGGTTGTTGATGAAGTTCCTGTATACGTGACATCTTCATTGCCTATGTGCAATGTACCTGCACTATCAAAGCCTGTCGTACTTGCTACAGTTATTGTAGTTGCTGAATCTGTTAATGATCCGTCTAGTGTTGTGGTGTTTATTTCATCTTCTTGAGTTACAAAAGCATTTATGTAATCATTGTACTGAAGAATAGATAATTTACCACCACTTGTTGCTAGGTCTTCATCTTTAACTAATCTGAATGTATTATAGTCAACATGTTTAGTTGATGTAGGTAAGCTATATCTAACTGTTCCTGCTGTTAAAGTTTTTGTTTCAGTAGCGTGATTAAACGGAAAGTTGTATTCTTTCTGATTAATATAGCGTATAGATTCATTAACAGCATTTTTAGCCTGAGTTTGTATACCCCTAGCAGAACCAAATGTAGTAGAAGTTAGCTGTACCTCATTCAATCTTGCTAGTGTGCTATTAGTTAGTGTTAGATATGTGCCTGACATTGTTATCCTTTCTTAGGATTGTTTTGTCATATCTAGTATGATGTTGTATGTTTCCGTGTTAGCATGCCCAACAGTTGTAAACATAATGTCACCTGTTTTGCCTGAACCTGCGTTATTTTGTAATCCACCAAAATGTGAAAAGTCATAATACCCTTCGGTATCTAGTAGTTTGTATGCTTCTACGTCTGTAGTAGCATCCCAAAGTATCTGTACTTTCATTCCGTCATTTACAAAATGTATTCTGTCTATTGTTACACCTGTGCATGTAGCACCTTTTTCACCTGCAGTAAATGCACTTACATCTACTTTTTGAACGGCACTTTCTCCTGAACCGTCACTTACATTAGTGAATTTCATAACCAATCTATAGGGTGTATTTAGTATTGTCTGCGATGTGACTGTATCTGCCATTGTTGTTCCTTTATATTAAAATAGAGGGCAAGCTTTCACCTGCCCCCTAAGTTGTAGTTTATGCAAGTTGATCCCTGCCTACTTCGTCAGCTTCCATCTCACCGATGTCACTAACGTCCTGTAGGACAGCATATACTCTGATCTCACCTGCAGTAAAGGAAGCTCCTCCACCTGCGAGTGTTAAATCTAAAGTATTAGCTGATGTGATAACTAGATCAGCAGAGACAGTAACACTAGGAGCATAAGCTCCGTCAGATGCACCGTCAATGTCAAATGCAGTTACATACTCGTCAGCATCAGCATCAGTGCCGAGAGCAGCTGTTGCGTCAGTACCAGTATTTTGCGTTGCACTTTTAGTTACCTGAAAACCTGCAGCAATAATTTTGGTGTTAGCAGGTATAGTAAGACACTGCACTACGTCACCATTAGGATTAATGCTGTTAGCTGTTAGGTCAACAATTTGTTGCACATAGTATGGTTGTCTTCCACGAGAAGAAGAACCATGAGTATTTGCAAGAGTTGCTGTAATTG